TAGAAAATCCAGCATCTTCTATTAAGATTTTATTGGATGGATATTTACATAATAATTCAGATCTGAGAGCTTTTTACTCCATAGAAAATAGTAATGTATTCATACCTTTCCCAGGTTATGCGAATATTGATATAAATGGAACTATAATTGACGATAGAAATAGTGATGGAAGTTCGGATTCAAAAATGGCTAAACAAGATAGGTTTATAAACAACCCCTCACAATCTGATTTTAAGGAGTACTCATTTACAGCAAATACAAATGAAACATTCAAAAAGTTTAGAGTGAAATTAATCGGAACAAGTGAAAATCAAGCATATGTTCCAATTATTAGAAATTTAAGAGTAATTGCTTTAGCGTAATTGAATATGAATTTAATACCAGTTGAGGGTCAAAAACATCTGTATAGGGACCCAAGAACAAATGCAATTATTAATACAAATAAAAATGATTACGAGTCTTATATTATGAGAAAAGAGTCATCAGAAAATCAAAAGAAAAAAATTGAGTCTATTGAGGATGAAATTGCAAATGTAAAAAGTGACTTGAATGAGATTAAAATGCTTTTAAGGAGGTTGAGTGAGAAATGAATCCAAATGAAATAGAATTGGAAAATCTAAGTAAAAATTTTGAATATTTCAAATATTCTTCAGAGATTGATTTGATTGATGATGTGGATCAATTAAAAAATATTGCAAAGTGCTATTATAAACTATATCTAAAGCAACAAGAGATTATTTCTAGTTTCCCAATTAAAGGTTTAGAATAAATATTCTTAAGAGGTAAATAAAAAAATGGCGCAACCTTCTTCTAGACAAGAGTTAATTGATTATTGTAAAAGAAAACTGGGAGCGCCAGTCTTGGAGATTAATGTTGCTGATGAGCAAATAGATGATCTTGTAGATGACGCAATACAATTTTTTCAAGAGAGACATTTTGATGGTGTCTCTCAGATGTATTTAAAATATCAAATTACACAGGATGATATTGATAGAGGAAGGGCTCCAAATGGAAATAATCCAAGTGCAGGAATAGTCACATCAACAGCATCAACAACTATAAATGGATCTGCAGTAACATTTGACTATAAAGAAAATAGTAACTACTTGCAAGTACCACCTTCAGTTATTGGTGTAACAAAAGTTCTTCATTTTGATGGAACTAACACGGTCACCAATAATATGTTTAGTGTAAAATATCAATTATTCTTGAATGATATCTATTATTGGGGATCAACAGAACTTTTGACCTATGCGATGGTTAAAACTTATCTTGAAGATATGGATTTTCTTTTGACAACTCAGAAGCAAATTCGTTTTAATCAAAGAATGGATAGATTGTATCTTGACATTGATTGGGGAAGCGTCAATGTTAATGACTATTTAATTATTGATTGCTATAGAACATTAGATCCAAATGATTTTGCTAGAGTTTGGAATGATTCTTTCCTCAAACCATATTTGACTGCACTCATAAAACGCCAATGGGGGCAAAATCTTATTAAATTCCAAGGAGTAAAACTTCCCGGTGGAGTGGAGCTAAATGGTAGACAAATATATGATGATGCCCAAAAAGAAATTGACATGATTATGGAAAAAATGTCAAATACTTATGAACTTCCACCACTAGACATGATCGGTTAATAATATGCTTAATCCATTTTTTCAACAAGGTTCAAAGACGGAGCAAGGATTAATACAAGACCTGATCAACGAACAGTTGAGGATGTATGGAGTTGAGATTTATTATTTACCTAGACAATATGTTACAGAAAAAACAATAATAAAAGAAGTAATAGAATCTAAGTTTGATAATGCATATCCTATTGAAGCATATGTTGATACTTATGATGGATATAATGGACTTGGAACCTTAATGTCAAAGTTTGGTATTCAAGAAATGGATGATTTAACATTAACAATATCCAGAGAACGATTTGAAAATTATATAACACCGCTTATTAAAGACATTCAAAATATCAAACTTTCTTCAAGACCAAAAGAAGGTGATCTAATTTATTTTCCTCTGGGTGATAGATTATTTGAAATAAAATATGTTGAACATGAAAAACCTTTTTATCAATTACAGAAAAATTATGTTTATCAATTAACATGTGAACTTTTCAGATATGAAGATGAAATTATTGATACTAATGTCGAAGAAATTGATGATAATATAGTTGATCAAGGATATATTCAGACATTGACTCTTGTTGGGTCCGCTGTGACTGCTACAGCAGAAGTAAGCATATTTAATGGTGGAGTTAGAAAAATTACATTAACGAATAGGGGAAGCGGATATACATCGGTTCCAACTGTTGCTATCTCTTCAGCGCCATCTGGAGGACTAACTGCTATCGGAATCGCAACAATGATTTCCGGTATTGTTGATTGTGATGGGGTTGCATCGGACAAAATACAAGGAGTAGAATTAATAAATCCCGGATATGGATACACAACTCCTCCAAGTGTTGCATTTATAGGCGGAGGAGGATCTGGAGCAGCAGCAACAACAGAAATTGCAGATGGTGTTTTGGGTGTTATTACAATTACGAATGGAGGTTCTGGTTATACTTCTCCGCCTGCCGTCACTATTACTTCTCCTGGTATTGGAACAACAGCTATAGCTACTGCCTCAGTAAGTACTGCGGGAACAGTTAATTTTATAAGAATAATCGATGCTGGTATAGGATATACAGTAGCACCAACTATTACGATTAGTTCTCCAAGCATTGGAAGTACTGGAACATATACATTTAACGAAGTTGTGACTGGATCCATTAGCGGAACTACTGCTAAAGTAAAAACATGGAATGCTATAACTAACATTTTAGAAGTTTCCGTTATTTCAGGATCTTTTGTGGTTGGTGAGAATATTATTGGATCAGAAAGTAGTGCTAACAGGGCTCTAAAAACAATAAACACAGATGACATAAATGATCTATATGCACAAAATGAAGTAATAGAAGAAGAAGCAGATCAGATTATTGATTTTTCAGAAAAAAATCCTTTTGGTATGCCATGAATATAAATAAAACTAAGGTTTTATTGAGTACTTTATAAGGTTTTAAAATGTTTGAGTATTTCTATCATGAAATATTAAGGAGAACTGTAATTTCTTTTGGTTCTCTATTCAATAATATTTCAATTAAACACACAAATAATACTGATGATGTGGTCAGTGTTATAAAAGTTCCTCTTGCTTATGGTCCTTCACAAAAGTTTTTAGCAAGATTGGAACAATCTCCAGATTTGAATAAGCCAATTCAAATGTCTTTACCTAGAATGTCATTTGAATTTATTGGTCTTAGTTATGATCCACAGAGAAAAGTAACTCAAACTCAAACATTCATAACTTCAACCACCTCCAATAAAACGCAGGAAAAAAAAGCATACATGCCAGTTCCATATAATATGCAATTTGAATTGAGCATTATGACTAAGTTAAATGATGATATGCTTCAAATTATTGAACAAATTTTGCCATATTTTCAACCTTCATATAATATGAGTGTTAATCTAGTTGAAGAAATTGGAGAAAAAAGAGATATTCCTGTTGTTCTTGATAGTGTTACGATGAATGATGATTATGAGGGCGATTTTAGCACTAGGAGAGCTTTAATTTACACTTTAAGATTTACTGCTAAAACATATCTATTCGGTCCTGTCCTCTCAGCATCTTCAGATGTTATCAAGAGAATTTCTGTTGGATTTGTTGCAGCATCTTCTTCCGGATCAAATGCAAAGGCTGCTTCAAGAGATCTCACATATTCTGCAGAACCAAGAGCAACTAAAAATTATACTGGAATTGTTACTACCAATTTAGTTGAAGATATTGGGACGACAGAAACTAACATAAAAGTTGCAGATGCATCATCAATTCCAGAAAACACATATATTGTTATTGATAACGAAGAGATGTATGTAGATTCAAAATCTGGAAATGTCCTTACTGTTGTAAGAGGATCTGATCAAACTGTAGCATCTAATCATGTTTCTGGAGCAGATGTTAAGAAAATAACAAGCGAAGATGATCAACTAATTGAAGTTGGAGATGACTTTGGATTTAGTGGCGGATTCTCATGAAAATGACAAAAAAATTTGATAACTTAAATGAGTCATTTAATGTCTCCGGAGAAATTGTAGAAAAAGAGGTAGAACCTATAGAAAAAGTAGAAAAAGCAGCATCTTCAGTGGAAGATGTGAAAAAAGACTATGAATATACTAGAGGTAACTTATATTCTTTGATTGAAAAAGGTCAAGAGGCAATAAATGGGATTCTGGAATTGGCTCAAGAAAGTGAGATGCCACGAGCATATGAAGTTGCAGGTCAACTGATCAAAAATGTTGCAGATGCTACAGATAAACTCATGGATCTTCAAAAGAAACTTAAAGATCTAGATGAGGATAAGAGTATTAAAGGACCAACAAATGTTACCAATGCATTATTTGTGGGTTCAACAGCAGAATTAGCTAAGTTGCTCAAAAAGCAATCTACCAATGAAAACATTTAAACAATTTCAAGAAGAGTGGAGTAATAAATATAAAAAGAGTATTGATTGCTCAAATCCAAAAGGATTTTCTCAACGCGCCCATTGTGCAGCGAGAAGAAAGAGGGCAAAAGGCGAAGAAACTAAATCAAAACCAGTTGAATGAAGAGTCAAAAATTCTCCCATAAAACACCACATTTAAAAGGAAAACAACATCAGTTGGATCCGAATCTAGATCTCAAGCAACTGGTTCATCATGCATCAGTTGAATTTGTTGATCGTGACGCAGATGGTGATGTGGATGTTTACGATAACCCCAAAAAGAAGACTCCGGATGAGAATCCAATCGACATTAATGTTGGAGCGTTATCCAAAAAATTGATCGCAAAACAAAAAGGAGAACTTAAGCACACCAGAAGAGGTATGGCTTATGAAGATCTTCGTAAGTGGTTTGGAACTGGTGGTGAAGGTGGTGTAGGTGGAGGTGGATGGGATCGTTACAACACCAAGGGTGAAAGAGTTGGTAAGTGTGCTCGTGAACCAGGAGAAGCAAAACCAAAGTGCTTATCAAAAGAAAAAGCAGCAAAGATGTCAAAAGATGAAATTGCTGCTGCAGTAAGAAGAAAAAGAGAAGCAGATCCAGTAGCAGATCGTCCAGGAAAAGGAGGAAAACCAAAAATGGTATCCAATAAAATTGAAGAGCAATCAGTTGAAACGAGATATTGTCCGATGTGCAGAAAAAGAGAAAGAAGAATGGATTGTTCATATGGGCCTGCTATGTGGGATGCAGTAACTATTGGTGGGGTTACAGAATCCAAAAAACCAGAACCAGATCATGAGCACTCGATGGCAAGATCTGAACTTTCTACTATTGAAAGAGCAGTAAAGCGTCTTAGATCAAAAATGAAAGGCGAAGGTAATATTGAGGCATGGGTACAATCAAAAATTACCAAAGCAGCAGACTACATTGATGCAGCTGCAGATTACTTAGATAGTGGAGAACATAATGTTCAAGGATCTATGGATGAAGCAAAGTATCCGTGTTGGACT